CATAAATGAAATATTATAATATAATTTAAGGAATCTAAAATATGGCAAATTCGACATCAGCAAATTTAAAATTAACGGTTCAAGCAACTGGTGAAAATTCAGGAACTTGGGGACAGATTACAAATACTAATTTATTAATTCTTGAACAAGCAATTGGTGGATATGATGCTGTTGGAGTTACCTCAGGTGCAACTTTAGCATTTTCAAATGGTGTTTTATCAAACGGTAAAAATCAAGTTATAAAATTAACAGGAACAATTTCAGGAAATGTTAATGTAACGATTCCTGATTCTATTGAAAAAACTTATACAGTTGAAAATGCAACAACAGGTGCTTTTACTGTAACATTTAAAACTACTTCTGGAACAGGAGTGACTTGGACAGCGACTGATAAAGGAACTAAAGTTCTTTATTCTGATGGAACAAACATTGTAGAAGGACTTAGTTCAGTTGGAGCTGTAACAGCCACAGGACATCTTGTTCCCGGTACCACGGATACTTACGACTTAGGGGCTTCTGGTAATGTATGGAGAAACATATATACGGGAGACTTACATCTTTCTAATAAATTTAAAGAAAAAGGTAATATAGTTGATGGAACTAAGGGAAATTGGACTTTACAAGAAGGTGAAAATGATATATTTATGATAAATAATATATCTGGAGAAAAATTTAAAATTAATTTGTCTAAGATAGAAGGAGATGGATAATGGCTATTGTATCAGGCGGAACTACAGTAATTAATAATGGTGCTTTTATAGGTGTTGAAGGAATTCCAACAGCAACGATCGTTCCATGGACAGATGCTACAATACCATCTGGATTTTTAGAATGTGATGGTACAGCAGTTTCAAGAACAACTTATGCAGATTTATTTGCAATCATAGGTACAACTTATGGAAGTGGTGATGGTTCAACAACTTTTAACGTTCCTGATTTACAGGATAACGTACCGGTTGGAAAATCTAACAATAAAGCTTTAGCATCTACTGGTGGAGCAAACACCGTTACTTCAACTGGAAACGTTGCTGGTTCAACAGCTAATGCTTCTTTATCAACACCACAACTTGCTTCTCATAATCACAGCAATAATTTTAAAGTTGGCACCCCTCCGAATGTACAAGGTTTTGGTATACTAGGACCGGGTATAAGAAGTTCGGCTCTTCAAAATTATAATGGCCTGAATAGCACAGGAAGTGGTGATGGACACTCACATAACATGAGTGCAAACTTTGCAGGCGATGCAACATCTGTTGTACAACCTTATTTAGCAGTTATTTATATTATTAAAACTTAGGAGAAAATATGGCAACTAACGCAAATTGGACAGTAATTTTTGAAGACAAAATGATTATCAAAAAAAACGGTGACGCTGCTGGTCAATATGTAATTGATGACGATACTTTTTGGAATCAATCTAAATTTTCAAATATTTGGGCTATTCAATATGGAACGTCTATCCCAACTGATGAAGTGGAATATAGAGACGAAACTCCTCATTCTGCTTATGATTCTTCTATATTAGGTGACTTTCAAGATTTTATCACTAGATGGGATTCAGCACATTTATCAAAATTACAAACTGAATGGGACGATAACAATGCTGAAGGTGAAACTGAAGCTGAAAAAATTAACAGAGTAGGTGCAAGACCTACTTCTTATTCTTCATAGTTTCTAAATATTCTGCTTTTTTAATATATTCAAAAGGTTTTTTTTGTACGATATTAAATACTAAGCTATATCTATTAGAGTCTCCCTCATACACATCAAAACCATGTAAAATTTCTGGCGGAAATATATAATAATCTCCTGGTTCAGGAGTTATTTTTAAATTTAATTCAGGTAGTATTAAATCACATCCTTTTGTTAAATATAATATACCACTTAAACAAGAGTGATAATGGTAATTTAAACTATCTCCTTTTTTTATTTCATTACCCCATGCATTTTCAATAGTTTTTCTTTCTAAAAAATGTTCAAATAAATCAGGATTTATTTTTTGATATTTATTTATTAAAAAAGTTATAAAATTAACAAATTCAGGTTTGTCTAAAAAGTAGTTCCAATCGGTCATTCCTCCTTTTACATTAGTATATTTATTCATGTTAGGATCTAAATTAGATTTAATTGACACCATAAAGTTATGTATAATATCTGGATAAGGATAATTACCAAATATAATATTAACATGTCTAGTGTAACTAACGTTTATACTATTTCGATCTTCATTTAATTTATTATTTTTATCTAATAGACTTATCATCTTAACATCATCCAGGAAGTTAAAATATATTTTTCACCAGATAATGGTGGATTACCTCTATGTAAATATGGAAAACCTGCAGGCCATATAACTATTCTACCTGTTTTAGGTTTTGTTCTTTTTGAAAAATGTAAGAATTCTGTTTCTCCCCCTTCTTCTACATCATTTAAATAAATAGAAAATACAAAAGCACGTGGCTCATTATTAAAACCTTTTCCATGTTCTACGTGCCAAACATGATAACCTTCTGTAGGTAAAGTTTTTTGTATTTTCATATCTGTAAAATGAAAAGGAACTCCGTAAGCACCATCTGCACCTACATTTTGTACATAATGATTCCAGGCTATTTCAAAATTAAGCATCATGGGTTTCAAAGCTTCCCACCAAACATCAATATTATTAGGTGCTGCAAAATATTGTTGATCTTGTTTTTGTAATATAGATGCTTTTTCAAAACCTATTCTATTAATTGTATTATTAAATTTATTTTGATCTTCATATAGAGCTATAGCATCATCACACATTTGTTTTGTGATGTAATTATCATAAACACCTATAAAATTATTTATATTAACTGTTTTTTCCATATTTTTGTATTTCCTTATTAATTTGATCGTAAGCGTGATTTTTATTAGGACCATTTTGATTTACATAGTGTAAAAAAACTTGAGCCATACCTTCACCTTTATAAATACCTGGTCTCCAGTGTTCTTGTTCACAACCAGCATATAAAACTGCATCTCCTTCTTCTAATTCAAAAGATGTACCTTCAATAATAATTGGCCAGTCATCATATTTTTTAATACAAGCGGTAATAGATACTTCACAAGAAGGTCTATCAGAATGTTTACGCAACATACTTCCAAATATATAATATCTCCAATAAGCATAAGTAGGAAATAATTTTAAATTAGATTCTTTTTCAACAATAGATAATTTTGTATCTAATACAGCAGTCATTAAAGGATCTTTATACCAAGCAGGTGAAAAATTTTCTGGATCTATTTGACAATTTTTATTATCATCTAATTTATTATAACAATATTTTTCAAAAATACTAAGTTCTTCTTTTGAAAAAAAATTTTTTATTAATTTATAATCTACTGTAGCCATGCAACTATACTATATCTTGTTCCTTTTGTAATAGGTTGAATACCATGAGGATACATAAAATTACTTGGAAAAAATACAATTGAACCTTTACCAAGTTTTAATCTTTTAATTTCTTTTTCTTTTTGATCTGTAAAAATTAAATCTCCACCTTTATAATTATCATTTAAATTTATTATAAGACTTAGATGTCTAGGTGAATTAGTAAAGTGATCTGTATGAATTTCATATTTGCCACCTGTTTTATATTTTAATAAATCTATTTGATTTATTTTGGTGCTTTTCATTTTTGAAAATTTAATTTTATAAAAAGTATATAATCTTTCTATTTCTGTTTTAATGTAATTCCAATAAAATAAATCAGTAGGTGTATCAAAACTTAAATGATAACCTTTTACATTTCTTATATCTTTATCTAAACCACTTAAAACAGGTAAATTTTTTTTAGCTTTATGATTTATTAAAGGTATTATTTTATCTGTAAAATTAGGAGAAACTATATTTTTTAATTCAACAATTGCTTCTAAATGGTCCATAATTATGTTACTTTCATTCTTATAAAAACTAATATATAAAGCACTATATGCTACAAAAATTAAATTTCAAGCCTGGTTTTAACAAGATGGTCACTGATTCTGGAGGCGAGTCTCAATGGGTTGATGGTGATTTTGTTAGATTTAGATATGGATTACCTGAAAAAATAGGAGGCTGGAATCAACTTACGACTTCAGGTTTAA